AGGGAGAGAAGTGCTCTTCCGATCTGGGGGCATTGTTGCCCATGACACCAAGAGACTATTTGATCAAGTAGATGAACAACTTCATCACACATTAGTTGAATGGGGCAAACGAAATGGATTCATTCTTGTTGATCGTGGAGAAGCAAGTGTAGGTTATACAGTAATAGCTCGGAAGTGATATGGAAGCTTATTCAATTGTAATAAAAGGAAATAAAGTATCTGAATCAGGGTTCAAGACTCTTAATGCGTCGTCAGTCGAGGTACGTAATTCATTTAAGATAGAACGTCATGACGCTGTAACGCCAGACAATGTTGGTGTCCGTATGATTGAGCTTGATATACGTTGGGACTATCCTTGGCATAAGCCTGTGCGTGACATGGCTTCAGGTCTTCTTAAATCTCCGTACAACACCGCTAATCCTAATGCTAGGATCGCATGTGCTGTGTCACACTATGAACTGTGGCACAAGAGTGCTACAGAAGATCGTACTATTCTTGTATTAGAACATGACGCTGTATGGAAAAAGAAGTTAGATAAGGAGTTTACATCCTCAGAGAAATATGATATAATAGGTATTAATGATCCACGTGGTGCAACTCGTAAGTCTAAACAGTTTCATGACACAGTACAGTCAAAAGAAGCAGAGATTCAACGAGCACCGGTTATTGATCATGAATTAGTACCACAGGGGATTGCAGGTAACTCTGCATATATTGTAAAACCAACAGGAGCAGCTAAGTTGATTAATCTTGTTAAGTCGTACGGTCTATGGCCTAATGATGCTATTATGTGCAGACAACTTATACGATCACTTGGAGTTACACGAACTTACTATACAGGAGTACAGGGTTTACCCTCTACCACATCGACATGAAGGCACGAGTAATTACTATATTAGATAATCCGCAGTCTATTGAATCTGCAGATCGATGTATTAAGTCTGGAGCAAAATGGGGTGTAACTGTAGAGAAGTTTAGAGCAATAACACCTGCAGACAATCCTATAATGTATGCCAAAAAGAAAGGTATTCCTACTGAAAACTTTGTAGAGAAATATTCAAGGTTTGAAAATTGTGTGTCTGCGTTCTTATCACATCATTCATTGTGGGAAATGTGTGCAAAGGGTGATGAAGAGTACCTTATCCTAGAACACGATGCAATCTTTACTGATATGGTTCGTGAGAACATGCCGTACACAATGGTGGTAAATCTAGGCAAACCCAGTTACGGTAAGGCAAACAGGCCACCGCTTGGGCTTGGTCCTCTTATATCAAAACCTTACTTTCCTGGAGCTCATGCCTATATTGTAAACCCACGAGGCGCAAAGGCATTAATAGAACGTGCTACAGTAGATGCTGGTCCTACAGATATCTTTCTACATATAAATGTATTTCCATGGTTACAAGAAGTTTACCCATGGCCAATCGAAGCACGTGATACGTTTACTACTATTCAGAAAACTGAAGGGTGCTTAGCTAAGCATAATTACAATGACCAATACAAAATTATCTAGACTATTCATAAGCGCCTGTGATTCAAAAACAGATTGGATGAAAGACTGGTTCTGTGAAAACTTTTATAAGCACAACCCAGACGCCAATCTTCATATGTACAATTTTGATAAATCTTTTACTAATTCTTATGGATGGTTTAAAAAGCCTGAGGCAATGGCAGATGCATTAAGAAAAGCAGATTCAATTTGTTGGCTTGATATAGACTGTGAGATATTAGGCAACATCGAAAGTATATGGAATCACGTACAGCCTAATAAATTGTGTATGGTAGAAGATAAACCATGGAGCGCTAGAGAGGGTGTTCAATGGCACAATTCCGGCGTCGTAGCAATGTTACGTACTCCTAGTATTTTAAACGAATGGCGCAGCGCTTGTTTGCGAACTAAGTATAATGGAGATCAGGAAGTATTACACGCTTTATTAATCCATCCGCTTAAACGACTTACACATATTCAAACGTTACCTAATAAATATAATGTGCTTCGTTTACAGCACATAGATAAGACAGTACCAAAAGATCCTCTTATATATCACTGGACAGGGTACAAAGGTAAACATCATATTAAGGATTTGATTAATGGGTAGAACAGTTCATATTATTGGTAACGGTGATAATGCTGGAATGTACAAACCTCAAAAAGGTGTTAAGCTTACTTGCAATCTTCCGCCATTTGCTGTAGACAATTGTCACGCAACGTGTCTTGTAGATTTTAAGATGATGCATGCTATGGCAGAAGGAAGCGTATTTCCAACTGGTAACTGGGTGTTAGGATTTAGACCTAAAACATGGCTTGAAAGAAATCCATCTTATAGAATTACATGGGCATCACATATAAAAGAATTTTATACAGAATTACCTGACTATGTTGCAAGTTATACTGACTTTAATTGTGGTCATATGTGTGCTCACTATGCTGCAAATAAGATCGAAGGTACAGAGATTCATATGTATGGATTCGATTCTATGTTTGATCCTAATCTTCGTAGTTGCACAGACTTCTATCTAAACTCGGATCGCGGTAATACTAATAATCATAGACTGATGCATAACTGGAGACCAATTTGGAGTAAGTTGTTTAATGAGTTTAAAGATACTCAGTGGATACTTCATCATAAGCATAATAATCTAAAATTTCCTAAACCAGATAATGTTGAAATAGTTACTCACTAAGAGTTTACTTTAGATCCTACTTATGGTATAATATATAAATAAGCACAGTACTAAAAACTAGGAATAGGAACAAATCGATGAAAAATATTATTATGACTACTTTGGTTGCAGGACTAGCGTCAACTGCAGCTTACGCAGGCGAAAACGTCAATGCCAAAGTTCGCGACAAGTATGAAACTATTTACAGTAACGAAGAGCAAATCAATCGTAAATGTCGTACAAAGGATGTACCAGTGTACGGTACAGTCACACGTCGTGGCAATGCTGGCGAAGGTGCTATTCTTGGCATGATCCTTGGTGGAGTAACAGGTAAGGTTATTAGCGGCGACGATAAAGGTGCTGCAGCCGGTGCTATTCTTGGTGGCGTGATCGGTGCTGATAAAGGTGCCAAGCCTAAAACAGAAACTGTAATCACGGGATATCGCAAAGAACGTGAATGCTTTGACGAGGTCACTTATGTGCGTAATCCTAAAAAAGTTTATGCTTATTCTGTTATTAAGTTTAACTATGAAGGTCGTACGTACCGCATAGAGTTTGTAAAATAATGAATCCGCAGTGGCGCACAGTATTCCTCATGTGGGGAATCGTTGTGCTGTTACACGCTGTGGTTATTCCAATTTGGATGTGGAGTTTAGGACTATGAATATAGAATCTGTAAAAGATATGATTAAACAGGGTTATCACATAGAGAACCCTACAGCAGTTTTAGCTGCTATAGATACAGTACGGTCAACCGTATTTTTGCATAATGATGTGGCTTTTCTTAAGTCTGCAGAAAATGCAGTAAAATTTAAACAAATCTGGGAATAGATTCCTTAGCTCAGCTGGATAGAGCAAGTGCCTTCTAAGCACTAGGCCGTAGGTTCGAATCCTACAGGGATGACCAAAAAAGAAGGGGACAACATGGAACCAATATCAATTTTTGCAATGGCTTTTCTGGCAATTGCTGGCATGCAATCAAATCAAATTGAGTTACTTGAATCTCACAATAATCAGCTAGATGCAGAAATAACTGCTCTTGGTGTTCATAACGAGGCTCAGGAAGAAAAGATCCAAGACTTAGAAGCTTGGAATCTTAGAATGTCAGGCGCTATTGCAGCAATATTCGCTCGTGAAAAAGTAAACCATGATGATCAATCATCAATGCTTGAGAGTCACGAAAACAAAATAGAATACTTAATGAAAGAGTAAATATGGAAGATATTTTCGATTTCGGTTTTACAGCAGTTGATGAGGATGAACTCAGCTCAGTAAAAGAAGCCAGCAAAGCAGCAGAAAAAAATGCTACTACGGCTCAAACAGCGCAGTCACAATTAGATCGTTTATATAATGCAGTGACACCATTACTTAATAACCTAAAAAAGAACCCAGAAAAAGAATACATACTGTGGCCTGATAGATTGAATAAAGTAGAGGAGTTTGAGACACACCTCCTCAAAATATACAAAGGAGAATAAGTTATGTTTGTAGCTATGATATTGGCATGCGGAGTGCTTAACGGTGAAATCACAAATGACTGTCGCACGTTTGGAGCAGACAGAAATGTTGCTTCTGAGGAACAATGTTTAAACCAAGTAATGATCGGCAATGCCGTTATGGAAGCAAATAATTGGAGAATGGTTGATTGGTATTGTTTTAATTGGAATGATGTAAACCGTAACTTAGGAGAACCTGCATGAGCCTTTGTGGTGAGATTGAAAACACTGAACGGGAAATCCAGAAAAAAACTATGGAACTTGATTTCTTAAATCAGCGACTAAAGTCTTTGAAGATGGCATCAAGACAAACTAGTGAACCACAATTAAAATTTGATGAACCTTCTGCACAGCAAGAAAGATATCATGAATTTGTTCTTCGTAAAATGAAAGAAGAAAGAACAAATTAATTTAAATAAAATGAAATAGGGCGTGTACATTGCCCTTTACTTATGGTAGTATAGTCTTATCAAATAGGAGATATATACTATGATTATCGTAAATGACATCCAAGATGCAGCTACAATGCAGAAAGCTCTTAACAGCTTTGTTCGTCGGTCTAATACTTTTAACTATTCTAAAGAACATATGCTAGTAGAACTAGATATGATCATCACCGATCTACAAAAAAATGTAGATCGTATCGATAGCGAAATGGATGCCTATGTCGAAAGCCTCAAAGAAGCAGGAGAATTAGCATGAGTTACTTTATCGCAGTTGGTCTTTTCATTTTTGCTCTTTGTATCGTAACTGCTATTGTCGAGGCATTTGAATAATGTATGATCTCGATGTAATTAAAGATTCACCAGATCACGGTTCACCTCAGGATCGTGGATCTGCTGATCGTTATTATGGTCGCCATCATAACCCTCATTATTATGTCGGTAATACATATCAATCAGAGCGTGTTGAAAAAAGCAACATGACTGCCGGCGAGGTCGCTGCTTATGACTATGGTTATGACAATGAAGAAGATCGAAAAGATTGGTGATATACATACCTTCACAGAGGAAGATATATGAACCACACACTAATTTTTAATGTTACTGGAAAGACGTCGATTTGGCAGCGCAATCACGGTGCCTATCGAATTGCTCATTGGCTAAGGCTCCATAACTGGGATGCTGAGGTTATTGATTATGCATTGACGTGGAATTTCGAAGACTTAACCAATTTAGTCGAAACTAGGATTAGTAAAAACACTAAGTTTATAGGCTTTTCTTTTCTTTTTGACAGATGGCGAGACTCAGAAGATCTTTTGAAATTTGTCGTATGGTTAAACCATTATTATCCAAATATTACTTTGATATCTGGTTCTAATTTATATCCAGATCCTGATAGCCCAATGGACTATCATATAAGAGGCTACGGTGAAGTAGCCTTAGTAAAATTACTTGAATATTTATTTTCGAATGGTGTTAAGCCTAGAATGATCGAACGTAACGATGGCATAAAAGTTATTGATGCAGATCTGTATCCAGCTTATCCTATGACAGACTATTCGGTAGAATACGAAGCTCGTGATTTTCTACAGCCTTGGGAGTTCTTATCAATTGAAACTGCTCGAGGGTGTATATTTCAATGCACATTCTGTAATCATCCGTTGCTAGGAGTTAAAGAGGATTACAGTGTCACGTCCGAAGCCTTTGATAAAGAATTAAAAGAAAATTACTATCGGTGGGGTATTAAGAACTATATGACCACCGAAGAAACTTTTAATGATCGTCCAGACAAGATTGAACGCCTTGGGAAAGTAGTAAAAAATCTTGACTTCGAGCCATGGTTTACTGGATATATCAGAGTAGATCTTTTAATTTCTAGACCTGACGAAAGAAAGCATTTAGATGATATGAATTACTACGGCCATTACTATGGCGTGGAAAGCTTTTATCATAAAACTGCTAAGGCTTTTAAGAAAGGAATGCATCCTGATAAAATCAAAGAAGGACTGCTTTCTATTAAAGAATACTATGCTCATACAGGCAAATATCGAGGGACCGTATCGCTTATCCTTGGTGGACCATATGAGCCAATTGACTCTATGTACAAAACATTTGATTGGCTTGAAGAAAACTGGAAAGAGCATTCTGTAATGCCTTACCCGATGTATATTCCACAAGGCGAAATGGCAAGAGCAAGTGAGCTAACTAAGAATTATGAGAAATATGGATACAGGAAAAAAGATTTCTCTTACTTTGAAGAGAAATATCCAGATGAAGAGTACGTACTGAATCGAATGAAGACAAGCAGATTTGAAGCAATCCTATGGGAGAATGATGAGCTTGATCAGCTTCAAGCAATTAAACTTGAAATGGATTTTCATAATAAAATTAGAGATAAAGAATTTAAAGTACAGAACTTTTCTATGCCTAAATATACAGCTGCTAAAGGATCAAACAATCAAGATCCGCCGATGGAAGAACGACTTAATCTTACCGTCGGAGAGGCTCAAGAAGAATGGGGAGAAAAAGACGACACAAGAGATGAATGGTGTAAAGAATATATCACTAAAAAATTAAACTGGGGTCAATCTATTGTTTACTAATGAGTTTGAATACGATGCTACTATTACTACTATATTAGATAGCACTGCAAAGTGGCCAGATGTTGAATTAATTATTGATGATAATGGAGTTTATATGCGTCAATATTCTGAGAAAAAGAATGGCTATGATTTAATAGTTATGACACCTCGTATGTTTCACGAATTGATGATTGCTATGAAAACCACATCTGGTGCTTTTGAAGTTATTTTAGAAAAAAATTATAAGTGATTGATTTCATTGATTTCTTTTTTTGAATAAAATGAAATTAACCGTGTACATTCCTATTTAAATCCTGTATAAAGGTTATAGAAAATAAAAACGGAGACTACAGAATGTACAAAGTTTATCAGATCAAGCTTTCAAGAGAAGATATGGCTCTTATCAATGAAACTGGCGATCACACTGCTGTTCCTAAGAACGAGCTTAAGCAAAAGATGGCTTTCGCAATGGGTAACATGGAAACATATGCTTCTGAAGCACTTGGCAAAGGCTTCTACACTCACGTAGCTAGCATCGAAGCTAATAACATTGATCACGTATTTGAAATTGGTAACATTGGCCCTGAAGCAAACATTGTTCGCCTATCACCTATGCACTCAATCTCAGTGGGTGATATCATCGAAGATAAAGCTGGTGATAGATTTGTTATTTCTAACCTTGGCTTTGTACAGCTTGGTTCATAAAGGTGGGACAACTTGTCCCATTTACATGGACTTAAATTTGCTGTAGAATACAAAAATAATAATTAATTATGGAGACTTATATGACACTTACACAAACTCAAATGGCAGATCGTTTGGCACTCATCAAAGAAGTCGCTGAGCGCAAAAACAAAATGGCTAAAATCAAAGCCAAGGGTAAAACCACAATGCGCAAAGCGCCAAAGGTCAAACGTACCTTTATGGATACATCCGCTGCAATGGATGACTCATCGAAGAATCCAAATTACTATACGGATGCTTCTAAATACGCCAATGAATACTATGGCGAAACCTACCGCGAGACTACTCGCTTTGATAATGATTGGAACTAATATGATTAGTCAAGTTGACATTGATGCAATGAAACCGCTTACTCGTGATGAAATCCTCGAGAAGCTTGAAACTAACCGCTGGGTGGTGAATTTCACCAAAGTGAATGGTGACAAGCGTAGTATGACGTGCACCCTTCGTAAGGATCTTCTTCCTCCTGCAACTCAAGCTGACCCACTGAGTCAGAAGAAAGTTCGTGCTGTAAGTGAACAGGTTATTCCTGTATGGGATTTGAAAAAAGAAGGTTGGCGTTCATTTCGCGTAGACTCTGTAATTGACATGGTTCGCGCGTGAATTCGTTTACGTATCTAAAGTACCTGCTTATCCTCAAGTGGAATTCTTGGTTCCGCAAAGATGAGGATAAGCCTGGTCCTGTCTACATTTATGAACAGGATACCGATGATAAATAGTAAAGAATAATAGGAGGAAGTATAAATGTATATTGATCCGGTTCTTTTAAATTGGATTCTTATTATCGGCTGCAGCTTTTGTGCTGGCATGGCTGGTTGGTCTTATGGTCAGAAGAAGACTGAGGATAATATAGAAGACGTTCTTTTATATTTAACACAGAATGGTTTCATTCGACATAAAACCAACAGTGATGGTGAGCTCGAAATAATGAAATTAAATGAAAAATAAACGTGTACATTCCCTTTTAACTGTGGTAGAATAGTCTTAAGATAAAAGATAAAATATTATGGAGACTTTGAATGGCACAAGCAGCTAAACGTAGAACTAATATCCGTCGTAAGAAAGCAGCACCTTCACCTCGCAGAGCGCGTACTGGTATTGATGCAGCACCAACTAATTCATTTCATGCATTTCAAGATTACTTTAGATTAGATCTTGAACGCAAAGATGTCTCTATTGTCCTTAAGGGTTACATCAGAGATAAATTCAAAGGTGAAGAACGCAAGCTTCTACTTTCTGCGCCAGAATATATGTACACATCTATGTATGGTCCAGCAGCAAGCATTCAATGGAAAAACCTCGGTCATGATTGGCCTGTAAAATGGAACGGCGAAGCATGTGCTCAACGATATATTGATAATGTTCGTACTGCGGCATTGCGTAAAGTAGCAGAAGTAAAAGTAGAAGCAAATGTTAAGCGTACTACACGATCTCCTATGGACGTCGTAAAAGACCGCACATCAGACTTTATTGGTGGTATCGAAGAAGCATTGGACCTATTTCATAATGGTCAAGAGAAAGACCTAGAGGAATACTCAGTGTATAATGCAATGACTCGTGCAGACCTTAACTCATTCTCTGCTGGTCATGTTGTCAAATATTATAAGCCACTGCTTGCAGAAATCTCTGAATTAGTAAACGATAAACCAGAAGATCTGGTTGAAGCGTATTCTAATTGGTCTACTCAGCGTAAAAAGAAATATTTGCAGTTAGTACAAAGTATTGTCGATGATGCAGAACGTTACTTAGCTGCACACAAAGCTAAACGTAAGCCTTCTAAACCTAAGACTAAAACTGCAGATAAGCAAGTTAGTAAGCTAAACTATGCTAAAGACTCATCTGAACATAAATTGGTATCAGTTAATCCTACTGTACTAGTTGGTGCTACTAGAGTATATACTTTCAACGTTAGATATCGTGTACTTACTGAATACGTAACAGACCGGCCTAAAGGCTTTGAAGTTAAAGGCAGTACAATACATGGGATTGATTCCGAGCGATCTCGTAGAGTGAGTTTACGTAAACCAGCAGAACAGCTTAATACGTTTCTTACTGCTACACCAATGCAGATCAATAAGTTTTGGGCCAAGCTTACTACTAAAACAACATACGGTATCCCAGGTCGGATTAACAAAGATACCATTCTACTAAGGGCATTAGATAAATGAATGACAATAAGTTTTTAACAAAATCGGAATTCTCTAAGCTCGTCGAAAAGAATGTACGAGATAAGAAGATGACTTATATGGATGCTGTGATCATGGTTTGTGACGAGCATGGCATCGATCCACAAGACGTACGTAAGTTTGTCTCTGCTCCAATCCAAGGGAAGATCGAAGGTGAAGCTATGCGGATGAATTTAATCCCTAGAACGAATGAGCTTTTCTTTGATTAATGTATATATAAGATGTACACGCAGTTAAATCTGTGGTATAATAATTCAGTTCATACAACGCAATACAATGTAAATATAAGGAAATACAAATATGTCTTTTGCAAATCTAAAACGCAATCGTAACTCCATCGATAAACTCGTAGCAGCAGCAGAAGCTACTTCAGGCGGTGGCGATACTAAATCCTACAAAGACGAACGTATGTGGAAGCCAACCATCGACAAGATGGGTAATGGTTATGCAGTAATTCGTTTCCTACCAGCAGCAGAAGGTACAGACCTTCCATGGGTACGCTACTGGGATCACGGATTTAAAGGTCCAACAGGTAAATGGTACATTGAGAAGTCTTTGACATCAGTTGGTCAGGAAGATCCAGTAGGTAAGCTTAACAGCAAGCTATGGAATATGAGTGACGATGATAAGTCTCCGACACGTAAGCAAGCACGAGATCAGAAGCGTAGGCTTCATCACGTTGCTAATGTACTTATAGTATCAGATCCAGCTAATCCTCAAAATGAGGGTAAAGTCTTTATGTACCAATTCGGTAAAAAGATCTTTGATAAAATCATGGATGCTATGCAGCCACAATACGCTGATGAAACACCTATGAATCCATTCGACTTCTGGGAAGGCGCTAACTTTAAGATTAAGATTCGTAAGGTAGAAGGTTGGGTTAACTACGATAAGAGTGAGTTTGATTCGCCTACTGAACTATCTTCGGATGACACACATCTTGAAGGTTTGTATAACTCTATGCATCCAATCAGTGAGTTCACTGATGAGAAGTTTTATAAGAGCTATGCAGATCTTGAGAAAAAGCTTAATGATGTTCTTGGACAAGAACCTACTATGTCTATTCAAGATAGCGTATCACTAGGACAGGAATCACCTGCACCGGTTATGCGTGAAACTCCACCTCAAAGCATTGATGAAATGGTATCTACAGATACAGATACATCAAGCGATGATCAAGAAGATACTATGAGCTACTTTGCTAAACTAGCAAACGGTTAATACTATCAATATCGGGTGATGCCGTAATACATCCGCGAGAGGCCATGGTTAGCCTCTCATTTTTATGCTTAGTATCCCAACAACGCTGCTGCATCTGCTGGGTTGAGACCCTTTGGATCTGTAGATTTTGGTGAACTAGTCAACACAACGGTATCACCAGTGCCATTTCCGTTTTGCGTATTTGGATTTGGTTGAGTAATTACGACAGGCGCAGCACTTGCTGATTGTGCTCGGAAATCAGATTGCATAATAGCTTCGGTTAGAGAAGATAAAGCTTCTGGTGCAAACTTAACAATAGTCGTTTCAAAATGACCCATTGATTCACCTGACATAGACGTATCACCTGCACCATCAGGATTGATAATAGAATTGCCTGACATCGCTCTTTTTAATTTTGCGATAGCATCACCCATTTCACCCACCTGACTCATATCCATTCCCAACAAACCGCCGTCAGGGAATCTAATAACATCTTTATCATTACCAAAGAGCCATTGCATGGACCCTTTAACGCCCGACCGTGGATCTATAGTTCCGCCTTCTAGCATTGGCTTTACAACTTCCATAAAGCCTGCAATGTCTTGCACCATTCTCTTCATACCACCGTTACCGAATGCGCCACCTTTGGAAACATCGATTGCCGCCATTGCAGCCATCGAATCTCTTAATTTGTTAATCGCTGCAGTAAATTGATCAATTGTTGATATATCAAAATCCTTTAGAGGTTCTAAACCATCAACCATTTGTTGTACTATTCCAGGGCTTTTCTTTTCAGCCATATTTGTACCAAATATATTATCGAATCCAGTCCAAACTGCATTAGAGATTTTTGATACAGTATTAGTCAAGCCCTCAGCACCGAGCAGAGCAACAATACCGGCTGAAAGCCCTGTCATAGCTCCTGTGATATTAAAGCCTCCAATATCACTGATCTCTTTAAGCCTATCGAGGGCTGCTGGCGTAATAGCAAGGATAGAATCGTTGAATGTTTTAAAGATCCCGGTAATACCGTCACCTGATCCCTTGTACTGCTGAATCCAGCTTATACCAGCATCGGCGGTGGCGAGACCAATCATTAAGCCAGCAATACCAGCGCCTATGCCTGTCATGATAGCAAAGATACCCAGTCCCGCAGCTGCCGCCATACCTGGGCCACCGATAGCACCAACAATAGCGCCGATACCAGCACCAGCACCTAAGATACCGATCAGTGCCTTGATAGCATTTTCATTATTAAGCGCGCCTACAGAATCATTGAACATCTGAAATGATCCTGCTAGTGCAGAACCATCGCTCCCAGCTGTATCCTGAATCCATTGCATTGCAGCATCGCCAGCCGTAAGACCAATCATCAAGCCAGATATACCAGCACCAATAGCAGTCATAGCTGTAACTATGCCTAATTTAGTTTTACCTTTAAGTTTGCTGAAGAGCCCACCAACACCAAGAATCCCAACAAGCGCAATTACTGCATCTTGTGACAAGCTGCCGATGGAGTCAGAAAAGCCTTTAAACATTTTACTGGTGGAACTGAAGTCTAAGCTAAGTAGGCCTTTTTTCTCGCCTGCGTCTAATAATGCATCACCGACAGCCAGGCCGCCGAGTATACCCATTATAGCTGCACCCAAGCCCAAAGCACCTGTAAACATCTTAGTCTTGTTGAGCCTAGTCATACTCGTAACTACTCCCACAGCCAGAATACCAGCTAAAGCAATAACAGATTCTTTGCTCAGATTCATGATCATACCTGAGAAACCTTTTAAGGCTCTTCCGGTTGCTTTAAAGTCAAAGTCGGCGCCAATCATATCACCGCCTTTTTCAAGCAAAGTATTACCTAAAAGTAATCCACCCAAGAATCCTGTAATTGCCATACCCATAAAGCTAAGACCTAGAGCAGCTTTTTTACCACCGACCATAGATATACCCATAAGGCCAGCCAGCGCTATCATTGCTGATTTAGGCATTTCTTCAACTATACCTGCAAATCCAAGAGCAGCTTTCTTTAGACCTTCCATATTATAGCTTGCGCCCATAACATCAACAGCCACATCCATTGCTTTTGACCCAATCATCAAACCGCCAAAGAACATTGGTATGGCTACACCTAATGCTGCAATCCCACCTGCAGATTTTAGTAGTCCACCACCCAAAGCAGCCAAACCAAGACCTGCACCTGCAAGTGCACCACCACGTAGGCCACCACCTTTCGCTTTCGCCGGTTTTGCCACAGGTTCGACTGATGCTGTTGCACCAGACGCTATGCCAGCCTTTTTAGCATTTAGACCTTTTAGACCAGCAAGCTCAGCGGCTTCTGCCTGTGCACTAAATTTCTCTGTAAGAGATTGCACAGCAGATGTTGTTTCATCTTGCTTATCTCCTAATGAGTTTAGGCCTGCGGTAATTTCTGCTAATGTGGTCATCTATTTTGTCCTGACTTAATTACGCCATTTTACTTTTTTGTTCTGCTTCACGCTGCTTCATATCCTCTACTAACATAGTAACATATATTTCTCTCTCCCAAGGCATCATCATATCTAAATCGACAAGCGAATAATTATGATTTTCCATCAACTGATAATTGGTCTGATAATAATTAACCAACGTTTCATGAGAGAGGTTTATGAGAAAAAATCTTGGATACCACTCAGTGTTTGTTTGTTTTCATGATTACAAGATTCACATTGAAATTCAATTAGATGCTCAAGCTTCGGTAAGGCCTGAACAAATTCTACAATTTGATTGAATTGATCTGTATTTAAATTATCTAAGAATGCAATTTTCTCTTCCGCAGACTCATCATCAAAATTAATAATCTCCTCTTCCGTAAGAAGTTTATCTAAGCTTTCAATTGCCATACTAAACATCAGATCAGTCATTGTCATGTCTTTCTTATCTTTGAAAGACTCTAACATACTGGTATATTTCGGATATCTCATCTGCAAGGTAAACTTATCATTCAATGTGATATTAGGAAGATTGCCTGGAATTTCCATATCAATATTTTCAAGATTTAGTGTATACTCATTGCCATGTTCACACTCAGTGCAATTTAGAATAATTGTAGAGGTTTCACCTACAGACTTCGCTCTAATTTTTGTAAAAAGATACTCAACATCAAATGTAGCAAGAGATTCAATATTTAAATCACTCTCCACACAGGACACAATTGTATCAACCATAGCTTTTAGTACAAGCTCTTGATCTTGTGCTTCCATTGCCATCAAAAGAACTTTTTGTTCCTTTACGTAAAATGGTCTGTAGAAGACCTGTTCACCCGTTGATGGGACAGTCACTTTGTACTTTGGTGACTCATTAATTTTAGGCAGTGCCATTATATAACTCCATTGTTATTTTATTCGTTTCCAATTTCTGTACGATAGACTTACTGATACTTCAACTGTTGCATCATTGGATCCATCGGCAAGATCAATTCCATTTACTGTTACTGGAAATGCATCCAGTAACTGAACTCCGTAAATCCCTTGCGCGGATCTACCTAGCTCGATATCAATATTAAAGTTTATACCAAATACTCGAAAGTTTTTATCAAAAAGCTGAAATGATTGGCCTTTCTTTAAGTGATAAATGTCTATTGGTTTCTTATATTCATTCGCAAATCTAATCTGCTGTGTCTCTTGATCTACTACCTGATTCTGCCATTTATCAAAATAATCTTTTGATTTGTAATCATTTAAAACATGAAATGACATAGTAACGTCGCTTACACCGTAACCTACGCCCATCTGCTGTTTCATTAGACCAATGTCTCGTTGAGCAGTTAAGATCTGTCTACCAGGAAGTCTAGTTGTCCTACAAAGTATATTTCTTTCTGCAGCAGTAAAATTAGTACCTGGAACCTCAGGCATTTGTACCATATACTGATTCTGTTGTGCTAGACCACCACCGCCGTTGATCGTGGATTTAAGATCTTCTATACTAGCCATTTATCTTCCTTTT